CATGAGGCCACCACCACGGCCAGCAAGTTTAGCGGCCCAGCAGGACCACAGATCGACACGTTCACCTATCAATTGACTATGGTGCAAAAAGAAAAAATCGCGGCTGGCAGCGCCACCTTGCTGGCGACGATCAAGTACAAATGCCCAGAGGGTGAGCGAGTGGTTCAATATCCGCGCCACCCCAACCTAAGTTTTGACTTGAAAGGGTAATCATGGACTGGCTCAAACAGATCGCACCCACCATCGCAACTGCAATGGGTGGCCCGTTGGCTGGCATGGCGGTCTCCGCCATCTCCAAGGCCATTGGCGTGGATGAGGCCAAGGTGGGCGACTTGATCGCCAACAACAAGCTGACAGCCGACCAAATTGCCCAGGTCAAGCTGGCCGAGATTGAGCTGCAAAAACAGGCGCAGGAGCTGGGCCTGAACTTCGAGAAGCTGGCGGTCGAGGATCGCAAAAGCGCCAGGGACATGCAGGCCACGACTCGCTCGATGATGCCTCCCATCCTGGCCGGCGCGGTCACTGTCGGCTTCTTCGGCATCATGGTGATGATGTTCTTCAACCAGATCGACAGCAGCAACCCGGCCATTCTGATGATGCTGGGCAGCCTGGGCACCGCATGGACAGGGATCATTGCCTACTACTTTGGCAGCTCGGCTGGCTCTCAGGCCAAGACCGATCTGCTCTCCAAAACCACCAAGTGAAGACGCCATGAAACAGAACTTTGATGCTGCACTGGCTGCCGTCCTGCACCACGAGGGCGGCTTTGTGAATCACCCCAAAGACCCAGGCGGCATGACCAACCTTGGCTGCACCAAGAAGGTCTGGGAGGAGCACTGCGGCCATGAGGTGGACGAGCAGGCCATGCGTGCGCTCACCCCTGCCGATGTGGCACCTTTGTACAAGACCAAGTACTGGGACAAGGTGCGCGGCGACGAGCTGCCGTCCGGCGTCGATTACGCTGTCTTTGATGCTGCCATCAACAGCGGCCCAGGAAGGGCAGCAAAGTGGCTCCAGGCGTGTGTTGGCGTCGAGCAGGATGGTGGCATAGGCCCGAAGACTTTGGCGGCCGTGTCGGCCTTTGACTCGCAGCGGCTTGTTGAGGACTATTCCAAGCGCCGGCTGTCATTCCTGATGGACTTGCCGACCTGGCCAACATTCGGCAAGGGCTGGGGCAGGCGCGTGGCTGACGTGCAGGCCAAGGCCATCAGCATGATTGGCTAAGACGGCAGGCGCTCGCCTGTCTCGAAGGCCTCGCGGCCGTCCATCGAGTGGTGCAGCCAGACGCCATCGTCCAGCGTCGGCTTGCACCAGCAACTGCCATTCGTCTCGTGCTCGCGCAGGTCGTTCAGCGGCACAATGTGCCAGCCTGCGCAGTTGCAGTCCCGGCCCTGGCGGCAGTTTTGATTGCAGCTCATCTTTTACGGCACGCCTCGCGCATGGCCGGCGTGAAATCAGGGTGAAACGATGCCATGCTGCAGTCAATGATGCGCCTCTCTGGTGCCAGGGCAGCAGACGCTGCGATCAGGACGATCCAAAGGCAGACCACCAGTATTGCAGCCAGCACCACCAGCATGGCGCTGGCCATCTTCTTGAGGTTGCAGCAGCTCACTTCAGGTCCAATAACATGCAGGCGTACTTGTGGCGCTCGCCTTTGGAGTCGATGTAGGTCTCACCGCAGCCGACAAACCACTCCATCAGCAGGATGGCCAATGCGGTGCCGATCAGGAGGGCCAGCAGGACATTAAACAGCTTTTCCATTTTTGACCTCCGAAGGTGGCACCCAGCCCATTGCGCGAAAGCGATCCAGGATGTTGGTGGACGCTGCCGGAACGTACTTCCAGTCAGGGTTGAGCAGACTGGCCCGTTGGACCAGCCAGGTTGGTTGTTGCACTTGTTGCGTTTGCTTCACGTTCGGCTCCTTGCCAGTTGGTTGCGATGCCTGCATCTTACCACGATTTCCCACAATTTAATTGATACGGACAAACCCTAGTCTTTCGTCTTTTTCGCAACGATGACCTTTTCCACCTTCTCCAGCGTTGTGAAGCGGTGCTCATTGGCGCATTCGTAGCGGCGGTACTTGGCATTGTCTGGACGCTGGCGAGTTTCCTTCACCAGCGTCCAGGTGCCGCAGACAGGGCACTTCATCAGTACGACCTCCAGATTTCGATCTCGACAATCCACAGGTACAGCTTGAACTCGCCAAGGTCGAAACCGATGGCAAAGTACGGCCAGCGACGTGGGAACCAGTCAACACTCATGCGCAGGCGTCTCTTCATGCGTCCTCCTGCTGCTGGCTGGCCAGCCCCTGCTTGATGTAGTGCAGCACCTGGGCGGCCAGCGTCCTGGTGTCTTGCTCGGCCTGGCGGCGCAGCGCCAGCTCCACATCAGCAGGGATGCGGATCGTCATGTAGCGGTCCTTGGTGGCAGATGCCGACGACTTGGAAGTGGTCGGCGCGTCCATCAGTCTGTCCCGCCAGCGTTGGTGATGGCAGCTTCCTCGAACATGTCGGCCGTGGCCTGGCCAGTGGCCAGCTCGACAGGGATGCCGTGTGTCAGCAGGCTCACAAGGTCGTCCTGGCCGGCCACCTCAATGTCGAACCGGGTCGAGGCGGCGTACTTGATGGCCTGGGCCTGGTTGGCAGCTCGGATCAGGCGGTGCTTGTTGGTCTCGGTGTCGGTCACCACATAGATGCGCGTGCTCATTCCTTGGCCTCCTGCTGCTCGGTCTTGGCGTTGATCATGATGCTGGCCACCTGGGAGTTGGCCTGCATCAAAATCTCCGGCAGGAAGCCAGAGACGATCTCGAAGGGCTGCTTTTGCAGCACCAGGACGAGCTGCTGCACCTTGGCCAGCGTGAGCTGCACGGTGATCTGGCTGTCGCCAGGAATCTGCACCTGGGTCGGTGCGGCTTGTTCTTGGGTCATGGGTTCTCTCTGTTGGTTGATGAAAAGGCGCTGATTTGCCGCTTGGCATCTTCCGCACCTTTTCCCACTATACAACAGAATCCCACACTTTCCAGATATTTAATCCAGTCCTTTTGCTCTGGGCTTAGGCTGCCGCCTTTGGTGCGCTTCATCTCGATCCACAGACGCCAGGCAGGCACAAACAGGTCCGGCACGCCAGAGGCCACGCCTTCGGCCTTCAGGCGGCCGGCTGTGGCCTTGCTGCGAGCACCACCATTAGGAATGGCAAAGATGCGCACGCCTGGCCAGGTCTGGCGAAACCAGCGCACCAGCTCGCGCTGTTCCTCGTGCTCGGTTGGGATGCGGTCGTTCAGAACGGACATTCGGCCTCCCACTTATCTCAGCCATCCACCGTGGCCGCAAACTCCTCTGGCGGCGTCATAAAAAACTCGACGCACAGGCCATCGACCCCGTAGTGCTCGCAGGTGTGGCAGCACTTGGGTGGCCCGGCCTTGTCCCACTCACGCCACTGAATCAAAAACTCCGGCTCGCTCGGTCTGGTGTTCGGTTTGTCAATCATGCCCATCTCCTTTTCATCACTCTGAAAAATTTGCCATCGCGCTTGAACTCGATGCTGGCCGGTGGTTGAGTTTGATTCATGTTGGCCACCATCTCCTCCAGCGACTGCACATTCAGGCCACCAGGCACGATCTGGCCGCGCTCGGCCATGTTGAGCAGCTTTTGCATGGCCATCTGCCCCGCATATCCCTCGTGCAAGATCGGCAGGTACTCGGTGATGGCCGGATCGCTCAGGCCACCGTAGTAAGTCACGGCGATCATTTCCTTGCCACTGGCCTTGCTGACGTGCTTGCGCCAGGTCCAGCCGGTGACATCGAGGTCGATGCCTTCCAAGCCCATGATGTCGTCCTGGCGCAGCTCCAGCTTGCGCTTCTCAGGCTCAGGAAAAACGTGGCCACAGGCCGAGCACACGCGCGCTGCAATGGCGCACAGCTCGCCACAGTTATCGCAGACCTTCACTGGTGCCTCGCCATTGCCTTCTCCGGCCTTCTTGGGCGGCTGCACGGCCGTGATCGGCCCATGCGTGGCCACCACGCCAGCGAAGTCCAGCACCAGGCAGTGGTCGGTGTGGCTCTTGACCCGCATGCCTCGGCCTGCCATCTGAACGTACAGGCTGGCGCTCATGGTGGGGCGCAGCATGGCGATCAGGTCAATATCAGGGTAGTCGAAGCCGGTGGTCAGCACGTTGGCATTGGTCAGGGCGCGCAGGCGGCCGGCCTTGAAGTCGGCCAGCATCTGCTCGCGCTCCTTCTTCGGCGTCTCGCCTGTCACGCACTCAGCAGCCACCCCATGCTGGCGCAGGACAGCAGCGATGTGCTGGGCGTGCTTGACACCCGTGCAAAACACCAGCCACGCCTTGCGCTCGCCTGCCAGCTCGACGATCTCGCGCACCACGCGCTCGTTGTTGTCCTTGGTATCCACAGCGGCCTGCAGCTCGGACTCGATGAACTCCCCGCCACGCTTGTGCACGCCAGTGGTATCCAGCTTGGCCTTGGTGACCTTGGAGCGCAGCGTGGCCAGATACTTCTTGAAGATCAGCTCCTCGATGGTCACCGGCTCGATCAAGGCATCAAACAGCGCAGGCTTGTCGGTGATGAGACCATGCCCCAGGCGGTAGGGCGTGGCGGTGAGGCCGATCACCCGCAGGCTCGGATTGATGGCCTTCAGCTCGGCCAGCAGCTTGCGGTAGCCTCCCTCCTCCTTGTGGTTGACCAGGTGGCACTCGTCGATCAGCACCAGATCGATGTGGCCCAGCTCCTTGGCCTTGGTGCGCACCGACTGGATGCCTGCAAAGGTGATCGGCTCGCCGAGCTGCTTCTTGCCAATGCTGGCGCTGTAGATGCCAAGCGGTGCACCAGGCCAATGCTGGCGCATCTTCTCAGCGTTCTGCTCGATCAGCTCCTTGACATGCGTCAGCATGAGCACCTGAGTCTCTGGCCAGTTTTGCAAGGCATCCTTGCACAGCGCGGCCACAATGTGCGACTTGCCTGAGCCGGTCGGCAGCACCAGGCATGGATTGCCGTGGCTGCCAGCCTCAAACCACGCATACAGCTGGTCGATGGTGCGCTGTTGGTAGTCACGCAGGGTGGTCATCCCACAATCCTCGCGTCAAACATTTTGCGAACTTCGGCAATGAATGGATCACCACTGGCGCAGGCATTGGCATTGGCCAGCAACTCCTTGCTACCCCAAACACCTTCCTGCTCAGGATCGCCATTGGCCAGATTCACGCCATTGATCTCATACACAGCGGTGAACTCATCTGGCCCATCCTTGCGCTGCCAAGGCACCAGATCAGGGTGCAGCACATGGCCCTCGCAGCCGGTGTGCTGGGCCTCCAGCGGCACCACAGCATCCCAGCGCACACAGTGCCACTCGCTGGCCTTGGTGGCCGTGCTGTGCGCGCAGGTGCGGCAATTCACGTGCTTGGTGGTCTTGCTCTCGT